CACGACCAAATTCACATTAATCCGGGGCGGATGGTGTCTCATGTTAGACGCAAGCTGCGCCATTTTAGTGATGATGATTGGCTGTTGGCCATGGGTGACCCGGCCATTATCGGCATTGCGTTTGCAATCGCCGCAGATATTAACCGTGGCAAAATTAATTTGTTGAAGTGGGATAAGATCGAAAGGACTTATTATCCAGTTCGCATTTCAGTGAGCGGCGGTATTACAGAACTTACAACCTGACGAGGATAACGTGATGACAGATGTTTTTGATACAATTGTAGCGGACGCGGACGATTTTACGGGACTTACAACGGACGCTGGAAAAGAATTATCGGACCTTATACGCGAAGTACAGAAGTTGGATAAAGAAGTTCGGGCGGCTGAAGAAGAGTTTGAACGTAAGAAAAAGGACCGTGGGCGTTACTTGAGAGAAGTCATTCCGAATAAAATGCAAGAGATCGGAATGGATAAGGTTGAAGTTAACGGAAGTGTGGTGTCTCTATCCACATTTGTTTCTGGCACGATGCCAAAGGACCCTTTGCAAAAAGAGGCTGCCCTAAATCACTTGCGCGAAATTGGTTGTGAAGACTTTATTAAGAACAAGATCACTGTTCTTTTTGGATTGTCGGAAGACAATAGAGCGAAGTCGATTAAGGCGGAACTTGAAGAGCAAGGGATGGATGTCGGCCAAGAGACAAAAGTCGAACCGCAAACTCTTAAAAAGTTAATTCGGGAGCGGGTGGAGAACAACCAGGATATCAACCTTGAGATGTTTAACGCACAAATTGGAACAGTAGCAAAGATAAAAGGAAATTAGATTATGGCTACCAAAAGAAAAGCGACTAGAAAAGCGACTGTTAAAAAAAACGGTCAACTGCCAGTAGAATTGGCAAAAGAATTTGAAGCAAGCCTTGGCGCTGGCTTTGAAGAGGTTACAACAAAAGACTTGCAGATGCCTTTTGTACGCATTGTGCAAGCCATGTCTCCGCAGATAAAAAAGAATGACGCGGCCTTTATTGCGGGTTGCTCTCAGGGAGATATATTCAACACGGTTACAAGCCAGTTCTGGGATTCGGACGATGGCATAGTGGTTATGCCTATATATTTCCAGATGAAGTTGCTGGAGTTTGTACCAAGAACAGAGGGCGGTGGATTTGTTGGCGAATTGGCCCCTAACTCTAAAGAAGTATTAGAGGCTGTTCGTGATAAAACCACTGGCATGGAACTTTTGTCCAATGGTAATGAGCTAGTCAGAACCGCCCAGCACTATGTCAAGATTGTCCATGAGGACGGCAACCTGGAGAGTGCGGTTATCGACATGAAGAAAACGCAATTGAAAAAGTCTCGTCAATGGAACTCGTTGATGGGAATGCAAAAGCATAAGGGGCAAACGCTCCCAGCTTTTGCTAATACCTACCGCCTCAAAAGTGTAGAGGACGGGAATGATAAGGGAAGCTGGTATACTTGGGCGATCTCGCTGGAGAGTCAGATAGCCAGTTTGGAACACTTTAGAGAAGCGAAGGACTTTCACAAGTCGGTTTCCAGTGGTGAATTGCAGATCGCACCGCCGCCAGCGGAAACGGCGATTGAAGGCACTTCTGAAGATATCCCCTTTTAAAGCTTGCGGAAGGGGGCTGACCCGGCTGTTTTTCTCAGCGTTAGCAGTCGGGTCGGCATTTTTTCATGACTCAGGCACAAAGATTTTTAGATTTATTTAAAGGCTACGAAGGAGCGCATGGTCAGACACAGGTCATGGAGCGCCATCGTCATGGTAAGACACAGGCCAAGTATCAGATTGTCCGTGAACCGTTGACTGTGGATCTTGTCCAGGAACATCTGGACGGCAAGCGCGGTGTAGGTTCCATCCCCATTGATGAAACAAACCATTGCGTGTTTGGCGCACTGGACATAGACGATTACAGTTTAGACTTGGTCGCGCTCTACAAAAAAGTAAAGAGGCTGAAGCTACCCCTTGTGATGTGCAGAAGTAAATCTGGGGGCGCCCACTTATTCTTATTCATAACCAAGAAAATTCCTGCATCGGAAGCAAGGGATAAGCTTGCTGAGTTTGCATCCGCACTTGGCTTTGGGAACTGCGAGATATTTCCCAAGCAAGAGGAAGTAATTGTGGAGAGAGGGGATGTCGGGAACTTTATAAACCTTCCTTACTTCAACACAAAGTACACCACACGGTATGCGCTCGATGGAAAGGGAGATGGCTTGGAGTTGGAAGACTTCTTGGAACTGGCAGAGAAGACGAGGCAGACGCCAAAGCAGTTGCAGGAATTAAAGATCGCAGGTGATGAGTCGGTGTTGCCTAACGGGCCACCTTGCCTACAGCAACTAACAGTTGCCGGGATACCAGAAGGCGGAAGAAACAATACGCTTCTTAACCTGGGGGTCTATTACCGCATGGCCGCGCCAAATGATTGGAAGACGCTACTGGAAGATCACAACCGTAAGTACTGTGATCCGCCCATACCAGCAAGAGAGATTGTGGTTATCCAGAACCAACTGGAAAAGAAGGACTATTACTACACATGTAAGACAGAGCCGTTGCATGGTCACTGCAACAGGGCGTTATGCCGTACACGTAAACATGGAATTGGAAGCGGGAACGGAGCGCAACCTATTCTTGGCGGACTAACTGTGGTGGAGTCGGAGCCGCCTGTCTGGTTTGTAGATGTAGATGGTTCCCGCCTGGAACTATCCACCAAACAATTACAGATGCAGGTGGAGTTCCAGAGGGCTTGCATGGAGCAAATGTACAAGATGCCAGCCAAGGTAAAGGACGCGGATTGGCGCGACTTGGTAGACAACCTGTTGGATGCAGCCACAAGGATTTCCGTTCCAGAAGAACTAACTAACAAGGGACAGTTTGTGGAACTTGTAGAGATGTTTTGCACAAGCCGCATTAGAGCTCATGCGCCAGAGGAGTTGCTGACAGGAAAGCCATGGACAGAGGAAGGCTACACGTATTTCAAACTTACGGCTCTACAGGAATTTTTGAAGCGTAATAACTTTTTGCATTACACCAGAGGTCAGATTACGGAACGCATTAAGGAAATGAACAACGGAGAAGACGCGGATAAGGAGTATCGCTTCAAGGACGATCAGGAGAACTGGAGAAAGGTTCGTGTGTGGTTTGTGCCGGAAGTTAACAAGGGCGAGGTGGAACTGGAGTCTATTGATTTTAAGGATGAGGATATTCCGTTTTGAAGTTGCGCCCAGTTCCTATAAAGCTCAGAGAGGCTAATGACTTTGTAGAGCAATACCATAGGCACAACAAACGAACACAAAGAGATGGGGGTCGATTTGCTATTGGGGCTACAACAGGGGAACAAATGGTTGGTGTGGCCATTGTCGGGCGTCCTATCGCAAGGCTACTGGATGATGGTTACACGGCAGAGGTCACTCGATGCTGTGTTTTGGACGATGCTCCCAAAGGCTCTTGCTCATTTCTATATGGCCGCTGTTGGAGAATCTGGCAGCAAATGGGCGGCAGAAGAATGGTAACCTACACTCTTCAGAAGGAAAGTGGGTCGAGCCTTAAGGGGGCTGGATGGAAAATTGTCAGGAAAACAGAGGGCGGCGGATGGAATCGTGATGGACGGGAGCGCGATTGGCAACCGATTTATGGCCAGCTTAAATTTAGGTGGGAAGTTACATGAACGAGGGAGAACTATATCTGGGGCCACCAGGCACGGGAAAGACGCAGAACCTTTCCAATCTTGTACGCAAATGCATAGAGGATGGCATACCGCCGGATAGAATAGCCTGTGTGAGTTTTACCAAGAGAGCGGCTATTGAGAGTAAAGAGAGAGTGGGCCGGGATTGGGGGATCGCGGAGAGTGACCTGCCCTACTTCCAGACGCTGCACTCTATGGCTTTCCATGCTGGCGGTTACAAGACAGCGGATGTGATTGGCCCTAAAGACTTGGCAGAGATAGGGAATGCAGTTGGGATTTCCTTCTCTCGTAAAAAAAGTAGTAACGCGGAGACAGACTTTGATGTCCTGGGGGTTTCGCAAGGGGATCTGTATTTGAATATGTACCATCTGGCTCGAAGCAGATGCATGGATTTGGAAGAGATGTACAGAAGGTCAGCGAATTATGACCTGAGTTGGCCGGAACTGAAGCGTCTGGTCAAATCCTATAAGGACTACAAGAAGACTCGAGGCAAGATTGACTTTACGGACATGATTGAAAACTTTGTCTTGCGTGGGGAACCGCTAAGTATTGACGCTTTGTTTGTGGATGAGGCCCAGGATCTATCGACCCTGCAATGGAGAATGATCCGTGTGCTACGGAACGGCCCACGCATACAGATTTTTACGGGGGATGACGATCAGGCGATTATGGGCTTCCANGGTGCGGATGTTCCAGAATTTCAGCATTGCTCACGCAATAAGCATGTCCTCTCAAGATCGTACAGGCTCCCTCAGAAAGTATACGACATGGCCCAGAGCATTGTGCAGCGCATTCCAGACAGGGAAAGAAAGGTCTGGCATCCAAAGAGGGAAGAAGGGAACGTATTCTGGCACAACCATATTGGCCATGTACCGCTCGAAGAAGGCGAATGGTGTCTGCTTGCCAGAACCAACCGCATAGCGTCCCAATATGCAGCCATGCTCCGTGAAGAAGGCTGGGTGTTTAGCAGGTTTGGGAAACCAAGCATACCTGTAAAGACGTATGAGGCCATTCTGGATTGGGAGGAGTGGATGAAGGGCAACCCTCTGAATATCGCGCAGATTAAAAACCTTTATGGCTTCCTGGATGTAGGGTCAGGGTTTGAAAGGGGTTTTGGTCCACGGTCCAGCGCCCTTCTTGCTGTGAACGAAGAAGATACTTTTACTATGAAGAGAGCAAGAAAATCTCTTGGATTGGCCAGTAAAGATGGACGATGGCATGAGACTCTTGGTAAGATAGACACTGACACCAAGCATTATATTTTGAATTCTTTGCGGCGTGGAGATAATGTAAAGAACCCACGCATTAAAATTTCCACCATACATTCCATGAAGGGGGGAGAATGTCAAAACGTCCTAGTGATCCCGGAACTGAGTTACGCGGCGTACAAGGAATATCAGAGGGAACCGTCCACGGAGCATCGCGTTTTTTATGTGGCGGTGACTCGTACCAAGGAGAGTCTGCACATAATGGAGCCGATACAGACGAGGGGATCGGAGAAATTCTACGATCTTTAAAACACGCTCTTGGCAACGACACCAGCCCTGAGAAGATTATGGCTACAGCCCTGCAACTGGTCAGTGGAGCAAGAGCCTCGCAACATGGAGACTATAGAGAGCTTCATGACAGGGTAGCAAAGCTATGGAGCGTATACCTTGGAGTTCCTGTTAGGGGATCGCAGGTGGCTTTTTGCATGGCACTTCTGAAAGGAGCAAGGGACGAGAAGGGCTCCTTTAATTCGGACGATGGGGTGGATGCAACCGCTTATGTTGCCCTATGGGCCGCGCTAACGGACGATGAGCAAAACAGTGCGTGAAGACCTGTTTGACGAAACCATATGGACACCCCCAGAGACTCTTCCTGATCTCTCTTCAGAGAAGATTATTGCCGTAGATGTAGAGACACGGGACCCCAACATAAAGACATTGGGACCAGGCTGGCCCCGTAATGACGGGGAGCTCGTAGGAATAGCCGTGGCCGCGCAGAACTGGAATGCCTATCTGCCGATTGGTCACCAGGGTCCGGGGAACATGTCCAAGAAGCTGGTGCTTAAATGGCTACAAGACCAGTTAGATTATGGCATGTCGGTTGTATTCCACAACGCACAGTACGATCTTGGATGGCTACTCAGAGAAGGCATTGTTGTTAAGGGAACCATTCTGGATACCATGGTCGCGGCTCCTTTACTCGATGAGAACAGATTTAGCTACGCCCTTAACGCTCTTGGGTCCACGTACCTTGGAGAGCGGAAACAGGAAGAGGACTTGCGTAGGGCCGCATCCCAACATGGCGTGGATGCCAAAGCAGAAATGTGGAAGCTCCCAGCATCAAGAGTTGCTCTGTATGCAGAGACAGATGCCAGACTTACCCTGGAACTATGGCACGTTCTGCATAAGGAACTGGAAAGGGACGATTGCCTGACTATCCTGGATCTGGAGTTATCGCTACTTCCTCTGGTATTTGAGATGCGTAGAAGAGGGGTGCGGGTAGATGTGGACAAGGCCCAACAAACCAAGGAGCTTCTGGACGCGAAAGAAAAGAAACTGTTGGGAGAAGTAAAACATGAAACAGGAGTGGACCTTGAACCGTGGACCGCTACGAGTCTTGCCAAGGTGTTTGACAAGCTTGGACTTACTTATGAAAGAACGGCCAAGTCGGATGCGCCAAGCTTTACCAAGCAGTTTCTTAAAGCGCATCACCATCCCATTGCCCAGAAAATCTTGGAGATTCGGGAATACAACAAGGCGAACACCACGTTTGTGGACACGATACTTAACCACCAGCATAATGGTCGCATCCACTGTGAGTTTAACCAGTTGCGCTCAGACGAAGGTGGGACTGTGTCGGGTAGATTTTCCTCCAGCCATCCAAATTTGCAGCAGGTCCCAGCTAGACATCCAGAAATTAAGAAACTTATTCGAGGACTCTTCCTACCAGAAGAAGGATGCAAATGGGGAAGCTTTGATTACAGCGCCCAGGAACCCCGGTGGTTGATGCACTATGCGTCCCTTACTGGTTCCACAAAGGATCATCCAAAGGTTAAGGAGATTGTGGAGCAGTATCAGAAAGACGATCTGGACTTTCACCAGATGGTGGCCGATATGGCGGATGTGGAACGCACCCGTGCCAAGACGATTAACCTGGGGATTATGTATGGAATGGGCCTTGGTAAATTGGCCACTATCCTTGGCGGGATAACCATAGATGAGGCAAGGGAGATACGGGATGAGTATGACGAGAAGGTTCCGTTTATACGGACGCTTGCTTCTACGGTTATGCAACAGGCGTCCATCAGGACAGAAATACGCACATTGATGGGGCGCAAGTGCCGCTTTCCTATGAGGGAACTCCGCAGGTGGAGCAAGAATAACCCTGTAGCTCCTGTCCATGTGGACAAGCTTGAAGAGAGATGGAAAGACATTCTGGATACGCCAATTCAGGACAGGGAAGAGGGCTGGAACAACTACAACCCGTCAAGCTACCGCGTTGCGTTCACCTACAAGTCGCTTAACAGATTAATCCAGGCATCCAGTGCGGATCAGACCAAGAAGGCTATGAAGGATTGCATAGAGGCAGGGTTCTGGCCCATGCTAACGGTGCATGATGAGCTTTGCTTTTCCATTGAGGATGAGCGTCATGTGGCAGAGATAAAGGAAATAATGGAGAACTGCGTTCCTGATATGAAGATACCATCCAGGATTGATGTTGGTATAGGAGAGAACTGGGGGAACGCTAAGTAGGGGTTCCTTGGCAACAGTCTCCGTCAGCTACGCACTTGCAATCGGCACACTGGTAATGTCCATGCACCCATATCTTGGGCTTATCGCACCCGCATTTAGGACAAATCGGACCATGTTCTTCCGTCAAACCGTCTTGCTTGATTTCTGTTGTTTTCTCCGACATAGCTACAATGTATCCATCCTGAGTGTGGTTCGTCTTCTCTGTAAAACTCTAGTATTAACTGATCGTAAGCAAGCTTATTAATTATCCATCTTGCAACTTCTATATTCGGTATCCCCGGAACCTCAAAGTCTACGGCCTGTCCAGTGATATGCTGGGAGCTTCTCGATGATCCTAGAATCATGTTCAAGGCTGGGCTTCTGTACCCGCTCGATGGTGAGAAAGGTCGGTCATAATGCCTTCGTACAGGCTCCAAGACTTTCTCGCATAGCTCTTCTAGATTCCGTATCTCCTCTTCTCCGGGCTTATTTCTTATGTTGTTACGTTCCGCCGTCTGCGACTTGGTAAACTCCCACAGGGAGAAATGGTCAGATAGTTTCATTACTGCCTAGCACCAGTAAGTTTTTCTTCTTCTATTCGTCTGAGAACATCCGCAGATCCAGGTACATTCCCAGATTGCACAGCAGATCTAATTATTTGCTCATACGATAAGGGATCTTTTAACGTAATAGGATCAGTTATTGATAAGGAAGGTCTTTCCGCTGGTCTTCTTCTTCTTTGTAATTCCTTTACGCCCTCTTGCATATACGTAGCTGTTTGCCTTTGTCCTTCCTCTGAAATCTCTCCAAGAATGCCGCTACCCAAAATTAGGGACAATTCAGATGAAGCTATAGATCCAAGACGATTTGCTCCGTAAGTTATTGGATCAGATTTATAAACCTGTCCTAATTCAGGTAGATCTGCCCCAGCTTTTATTGCCTGATTATACTCGCGGGATCTAACAGCAGAACTTGTAAGCATTCTTAATACGGGCCTTGATCGTAAAGTTCTTCCTATTACAAAGGCCCCTCCCAATGCTCCTACTGCCGCGCCTATATTTAAAGTTCCTATAGCAGCAAGAATGCTTAAAGCAGCAAGAGGACCAGCAATACCACTATAGCCAGTAATGGGAGCGTCAGAAACCTTAACGGCATCGTCAGATAACCTGGTTAAGGAGTTTACAATGTCTTTACCAAGTATGGTGTCCAGAGCTCCATTTTTGTTTTGAGAAACAATATTCTTTTTTAGAGCTTTTCCCCAAGCACCGCTTTGGATGGTTGCTTCTGAGAACCCTTCTTGTGCAAGAGAAGATCGAACAAGATTGTTCATAACCATATCTTTGACGCCACCAACCTTTTCCAGTTCCGTTTCCCCAACAACACCTTTTAATCTGTTATAAGAGGATGGGTTTTTAAGCAATCCCGCAACCAGTTTGGAAGAGTTGTCTATGTTACCTGTTTTAATTGCACCAAGAACAGCGTCATTGGATTCATCCAATGCTTTATCGGTAATTTGCTTTAGACCCTGCACATGTGGCTTTAATGTTTGATTCCCAATGTTTGGAATAAACTCAAAAAGTTTATCGCTGTCCTTTGCGCTTAGTCCAACAAGACGAAACGCATCCATGGACTCCCGCATACTGGCCGCAGTTTCAGACCCAAACAAAGTATTTTGCATATCATCTCCAAGTCTGGAAAACTCATCCGCAAATTTAGTGGGATCAAACTGACCCGTTGTTTGCGATTGTAGACTTTTCGTTTCTAACCATTCTTTAGCCAAGGAATTCCTTACGGAATCTCTAATAAGTTGGGGTTTAGCGCCAGCTATTGAAAGTTGTAAAAACTTATCAATTTGTTTTTCGTATGCTTCTCTTTGAGACACTCTTAAAACATCCCCAATAGGAAGATCTTCAATAAAGCCCTCTATTTTTGGAACAACTCCTTTTAAAATAGAATTATCAATAAGCTTTTCTGCCTCTTTAAATTTTCCGCGACCAACTAAAGTTTGTAGACGTTCTAAAGCTTCCGTAGCTCCTGGCTGAACTAATTTTTGGGCAAGAACTGAAGACGGGGTAACGGCATCTAGGTACATTTTAAGCTTCGAAACATACCCAGCCTCAACAACATCGTTCATTACGTCTAAATTACTGTTAAAGTATTTTCCTCTCGCTTTTTCAACAATACTGTTTACAGCTTTATTGTTAAATTGCTCCTGACCTTCTGCCCAAAATTTATTTGCGTCATCCCACTGAGACAATCCGTAACGAATGCTTTCCAATTCAGCGGGGGCAACTTCCTGTCGGTAAGCTCTTCCTCCAATTTTTTGTCCTGTCTTAGGATCAACCGCTCCGGCTGGGTGATACTTTATTACATGCCCTGTACTAGCTATCTTTCCAAGCCTTATTTTTTCTGCTTCAAGAACTTCATCAACAGATTTAATAAGCTCTTTAACTCCTTGTTGAGCAGCCGGGGCTACCAGGTCAGGATCTCCAGCCGAAAGTCTAAGGGCGTTTTTTAATTGCTGCAATTGAGTAATATTCATATTTGCATACTGGGGATCTTGTAATTTCTTAAAAAGAGTACCTGAATAAGTAATAAACGGATTTCCTGTTTTTGGGTTCTGCAACCTGGCCAGAGTATCTGTAATCTTTTTAGTGCTAAAGTTTGCATTATCTCCAAGCGTTACTCTTGATAGATCATAAAGATTATTGGACTCTGTTTTAAACAAAGTGGCGGCTAATTCCAAGTTGTCCACATATTGAGTAGGAAGCTTTGTTCCTGGAACAAAAATTCTTTCGTATTGACTTAATGACTGTGAAACAATGTCATCAAAGTGCTGTCTACTAAGCTTTAAGGCTTCATCTGGATCGGATAAAGCTTGCTTTACTGTATTTCCAATAAAGGCATCGTTATCCGCTAAAAGCTTTAAGGCTTCCTCTTCAGACACGACTCCAGCATCCAAGTCTTTTAGCACACCGTTAATATACCCTACGTTATCTCTTCCGACTTGCTTATTAGGAACAATTTTTTCGTTTATGGATTGAGCTCTTGCTGCCAAGCTTTTTCCACCTGCTGCTTCAACCGTGGGTCTTGCTCCCGCTATTACAGCCGACCTCATTCTAGCTAAAGACTCTTCTCTTGCAGCCCTAAAAGCTTTATCTTTAGACATGCCAGCCGCTATAAATTTATCAACTTGATCTTGAGATACCTCTGGACCTCTCCCTTTCAAAAGTCTACCTACCCCATAAGCAAAGGCTCTGCCTCCCACTTCAAAAGTAGCATTAAGCGCACCTTCCGTAGCAATCATAGTGGCAACGTCACCTGCGGATTGACGGTTTAGTCCTTGAGAATATTCAATACCTTCGTCAACGGCTTTGGCCAAAGCAGCGGCTCCTCCAACCATAAGTGCTCCAGGTAGCCAACCAAACCCAGTTGCAGCAAGACTTGTTCCAATAGCGGCAATGGTGGAAGGACCAGCCTCTCCTCCAAAATCCACAACGTCTTTCCATGTAAAACCGGGCCTGTCAAAATAAATTTCCCCAGACGCGGAAAGATTATATTTTTGACGTAGTTCCGGGGCAACTTTTAGCTTGGTCAATAATAAAAGATCCAGCCTCGTCTTGCCTAACTGCATCTGGTCCAAGAATTTGCCTTAAAAGATTTTCTTTCTCTTCCGGCGTATCCATTCTCCCTACAGAATATCTTAGCAGGTTACTTTTAACCTCTTCTGTTGGTGCGGTGTCCTCTTCCTCTACTTCCTCGACAAGACGCGGAGTGCCAACCACTTTATACTCAAACTCGTCCCCCGGTTCCGCTGGAAAAAGGTTTCTAATTTTTTCCATTTCTTCATCGGTAGGAGAATCCCCAGCAATAGTACCATGCCTAATCCCTTGAGGAGTTTGTATGCTAATTTGTCCCATGCCTTGTTTTTCCTACTTACTGTGTAGCAAAATTAAACGAAAGATCGGCTGCTGTAATTGCAATAGGTTCAAACTGTCCAGTTTGTGTGTATGGATTGTCTTCGCCCCTAATAGGTTCCGCGCCAAGGTCACCTCTAAGTTTTTCTATTCTCTCAAATGCTTCTTTAGTTTCTTGGTCAAAAATCATTGGAAGACCGAACTTAGAAAGTCCTGTTCTCATCTTATCGTCAACATCATTTAGCCTTCTCGTCAAAGCCTGTTGTGTTAAATTCATTGCCAAGACAAGGTTTTCGGGATTTTTAAAAACTTGTCCAGTTATCTCAATGCTCCACGTACCAGCGTCCTTATTAAAGACAGGGGTCAATCCTAATGCTTGAGCAATCATCCTTCTATCTGCGTCAGATATTGTTTTCCCACTTTCGTCTAAAAGTAATGGCGCTATTTTTGCTAAAATAATTACAGACCTGGTTTGTGCCTGTTGCATTTTGGATAAGCCACTAAACTCTTTGCCCCTTAAGCCATCTATAAAAGATATGGCCGCTTCTGATCCGGGGAGTCCCCTAAGAGCGGAGGCTGCGTCTTGTAATTGTTCTCCTACAAGCCCTGGCCCGGAAAATGCTCCAGGATCTCCCAAAACCATTTGTTGGATAGAGTTTATGTCTTCCATCAAACCAAGAGTAGGCTTTCTTACCCTATCGTACTCAGAATAAGCAGCCTGTAATTCGCTAATGCCAATTGCATTATCACTTGGTCCCCCAGCTAGTAAGGAGCCCTGCGAAGGGGTCATATAATTAATTTTTAAAGGGTTTTTATCTATACCTTGAAACAGTTCAATTTGTTTAATTACTCCCCCATCTTGTGCCGCTTGAATAGAGTCCCAAGAAGTGTCATCAGTTACAAAATCACTTAGCTTCCAGGTTCCTCTTTCCCAAGGAAGCAGAGATAATCCAGCGTCCGTGGCTCTTGTAAGTTCCGCTTCATTAAGTGTAAGTGTAGTACCCGCTGGGGTGTATAAGGGTTTATCTCCTCCATAAAGTTCAGGAGCCATCCAATGATTGTTTTGAACTCTATATTCTTTCTTTTCAGCAGCGGTTTTAGCGGCATCTATATCGTATTGTATCCCCAAAGTTTGAAGAGCCCTAATATCCTGACGATCTTGCTCACCTCTGGACAGATACGTTTGAAGAGTAAGTGTCGCAATGGACATCTCTCGATCACGCTGCTTCTCTTTTTGGGAGGATTTAAAGTTAATAAACGCAGGTAAGCTCTTTTCAAGACCAGCTCCAATATTTACCCAAGCACTTGGATCTTTCCCCGCCATTATTGAGGCGCCCATTAACGCAATTAAATACCCTTCCATTTCTGGATCGTCTTCAACCATGGGAAGCATGGCGTCTATCTCTGCTTTAAGGGCCTCTTTATCAAACGGTTTGTTTTCGATTCCGCTAATGGCATCCTTAATAATGCTATCCACGCTTCTACTTACAGCATCGGATGGAGCTTCTTCATAATTTCCCCCGCCCGATAAATAGTCTGTTAATTTATCAGGCTCATATACTGCAACGGTTTCATCTTCTTTGTCTTCTGCAAGTACTTGCCCTGCCAACGTATCAGGATGAACTCCTCCTGACGTTGGAGNAGGCTCCTCTGCCACTGTTATATCTTCTGCCTCCTCTGCCTCCTCTGCCTCTCTAAACTCTTGAATACTCTTTTGATATTCTTCTTCAGATCTATGTTCCAAAGCTATGTCTGGACCATCAGCTACTTGCTTTTCCCAGTTAAAGTTTCCTTCCACAATATCTTTTATGTCAAGCTCTGGAAACGTGGTCATAATTTCTTCAATTGTCTCATCATCCGCTCCCCACCTATGCCGTAGGTTCCATTCTTTTATATTAGTGTTTTCCCCAAGGTTAAGCTCTGTCAAATCTGGAAGAGTATAAGGTTTTTCTGAAATAAGGTTTTCAGAGATTAATGCATCTGGCGCTTCTGAGGACTGAAAAGCTTCTAACCCGCCGTAGTCGTCTACGGTACTTACTGGACGTACTGAAGCTATCTTTCCGCTCAAATTTTCTGCCATTAAGTCCTCTGAAATTGTTGCAGAGGGAGGCACCAATCCAGACGGGCGGGTTTCCTCTCTCTGTAGTTCTGGAGGAGGAGCAGAGGAAACTATTCCTTGATTAGGGTCAATATTTCCCTCAAACATTGCAGAAGGAGCATCTTGTATTTCTGGAGCTATAATTTGTGGCGCTGGTCCTATAGGGGTCAATACCGCAGGTTGGTCCACTGGTGGAGGCGAAACTGGTTGAGGCATGTTTGCTATCTGTCTTTCCAAAACAGGCCGCATACCACTTTGAGCAAGATAAGGCTGTAATTCTGGAGGAACATTAGGGTTACGTCCCATATCCAAAGGAACCGCTACGCTTGGATCAAACTCAGGAGCAGCCGACACATCCAACGGGAGCAATCCTTCAGAACTTGGAGGTGGTTGTGTAGAAACTGGGGCATCAGGGACTTCTGGAGCGGGTCTTAACTGAAACGCCACCTCTCGAACTACTGGATCTTCTTTTTGTTCAGGGGATAATTTAGCATACAGATTTCTAACCCCTCCATGCTTTTGTAGAACATCATCCATTACCGCATTTAGGTCAGTCCTACTTATTCTTCCACTTTCATAATCTACCCTTGCTTGACGGACACGGGCGATATCTTGCAACGCATCAGTATTAGATCCACCCCTCGCAAACCTTGCAACACCGCCTTGGCTCATAAGCGCAGTTCCGCCTTCCGCACTAAGGGCATCGCTCTCCACTGCATCTATCAAAGGCATGGACGAGGACAGGATTCCGCTAGGAGCATTCAGGTCAACCATCTCGTTTCTGGAAGGGACTAACCCCCCTCCACGGAACATTTTCCTGTTAGCCAGTACGGACTTAATTGCTTTCATTGATCGTAGCTCCTACTACGTATTGCTAAATAGGTTACCCAACGGGTTGCCAAGGGCCTTGTTAACTCCAAGACCCGCTATGCCAGCCCCAATGGCTTGGGAAAACGGACTTGGGGAAGGCGCTACATTCAAACCAAGGGTAGACCCAGCAGAGCCAATGGAAGGCTTAAATATATCGGCCTCAAAGCTAAGTCTCTGGAACGGCTCAAAAGCTTGCTGTAATTGCGATTGCCTTGCCGCATCCAGAACCCGTTGCTCCTGTGTCTGTTGCAAAGAACCAAGTTGCGATTGCAGTTGGGCCTGTTGTCCAAGAAGACCCTGACCTGTTCCAGCAAGATTGGCCTGTAGCGTACCAAACGATCCTATGCCAGACCCTGTACGAATGCCTTCCTGAGATTCTGTGGCGCCAATGCCAGCAAGTAACTGCGAAACGCCCTGTTGTCTTTTCTGCTGGTTCTCAAATGCAGTCTGTGCGGCATTCTGTGCCTGATTAAAGTTCCGTGATAAGTCCTCAAATATGCGGCGGCTTTGTATATCTGCCAGATTCCTACCCAGTTCCGCTTGAGCTATTCCCTGCCTCGATCCGCCAAAAGCCCCGGCCCCTACGGCTTGGGCAGAAAGCTGGTTTTGTTGCAATGCGTTTTGTCGTTGGAGCTCCGCAAGAGCGTCCTGTGTAACAAGCTGCTGGAAGGGGTCTATAAATGGTTGAAGCCCAGCTTCTGTGGGAACAAATTGCTGCCCTGTAGCCCGTGCCGCTTCCGCCGCTTCATCAAATCTTGCTGGAACTCCGGCGGTTCTTTCTCTAAGAGTTTCCAGACCAGTTCCAATGGTTTCCGCGCCAGTGGTAAGAAACGGCTGAAACTGGCCTATGCCTTCCCCTGTAGTTATGGCTTGCTGAGTAAGAGGATCGAGGCCAGCTACTTGAATATCTGGTATATCTACAGCAGTTGTTGCCCTTGCTTGCGCTCTTTCAAGAAGCGCCCTCTGGATTTCTTCCAGAAACGGGGCTTGCCGTACTGTGCTTTCTGTTTTTGTTTGTTCAGCCACGGAACTAGACCCCCCTGATGAAGGTCGAAGATGAGGGACGAGGTCGCGGTGTGCCTATACCTTGGGGAACTGGTCCGCCACCAATACCTGTGCTTTGACTTCCTGGGGGTGCTGGCATCGTCTTCTCTTTCTTTAAAACATTACGCGACTCCCCTTTCGTAACGGGACATCATATCATACATACGAGCCGCTCCAAGGTTTCTGTCTCCATTACCCGCTCCTCTAACGGCATCTGCGGTCATTACAAATTCTCCGTCCGAAAGACGGGCTGGTATGCTGTCACTGGTCCCTGTACCGGGGCCAGTTATTTCACCGCCTCTGGCCAAACCTTGAGACTGTTGGTTACCAATTATACTTGATATTCCTGTGGGTTGCGTAGTTCCACTTAGATCCACCGCTTCAACCCCATAGTAGTTATCAATAAACGATTGGGCTTCTGCAAGACTTAGGCCAGTACTAGACGAAATTTGTTGAGCGTTCTGAACGGGGGCAATCCCTGCCTCTCGTAACAGGCGGACGCCTTCTGCATCCTTCAAGCGTCCACGGTCAAGGTATTTTTTGTAGGCATCTCCTTGGACAGTTCCCGGAAGAGGCTTATTGCCCTCTGGAAGATTGTCTGGGTCATCCGTTGTAAAGTATGCAATGGCCGCTGGAACCGCTGCTGCAACTAATGGACCACCTGCTGTTTCAAGAACTTTCTCGCCCATTCTTAGGGCGGCTCCCGTTCTTCCTCCAGGGTAGTCGCCAGTTATAAGCCCTTTAACTTGTATTAGGGGCGGTCAGCACCTGTTCTAAATCCAGCGGTCTGTGTATCTACGTTCCGAAAGGCTGCCGGAACTTGCTGATCTCCAGCCGCTACCACTTGTTCTCCAGCGGTTGTTGATGGTGTGGATACTGGTCTGTTCAGAGGAGGGTTGCTTCCGTCAAGGCCCTGTGTTTGAAATCTTATTGGATCTTCAATCCTAGACCCTCCATATCGAACATCAGGCCGTACATTCACATCTGCACCCCCTGGCGTTACAGGAGCGTTAACTCTGGTTCNTGAGNCNAGNTTGCCGNTTGANATNGGTATATGGTCCTNGNTTAGCTCCTCTGTTATAATCTATACCACCTGTCGCTACGGAAGTACCGCCAGCCGCCGCTGCATTTGGATTATATGTTGGGAATATACCGCCTTTATAACCAATGGTTTCTGACCCTACAGGAGAAGCGCCTTTCCCGAAGGTAAGCCCTGGCTGGTCAGGTACATCTGCACCTGAAAAGAATGTATTAGTTCCGCCTGGCCCAAAAATGCCCTGCGCTAGTGGGTTGTTAGCGCCACTGGAGAACAAATTACCAGCCGCCTGGAACGGAGCCAACGCTCCTTTTTGAAGACCTCCAAGGAAACCGCTTCCAATTCCTGTTCCCGCTTGTGCGCTCGTTAATGCACCGCCAAGACCTTGCCCCAACGCACCAACCCCATAGGATAAGGCCGCACTCTTTAAGACATCCCCCCACGATCCCCCTTGCAGTTTGGTTACCAGACCAGATGCAATTATACCGCCAATACCTGGGGCTATCAGGTTACCTATAATTGGAGCGGCTATAGGCAGAACCTTCTTAAANACCTTCTTTACAGCTTTAAAAATCTTTTTNAAAAAGAACTCTGGTTGCCCAGTTACAGGGTTAATGGAGTTTAAGTTATTTCCCACTACATAGCGATTAGGGTCTTTAATACCCATCATCTTCATCTGCCAGAACAAGTGTTGTTTTAGTTCCGGGTTTGCGTCCAAGACTTCCGCAGGTACTACCGTTTCCCCTTCGGCGGCATGGACCATGTAGTTATCGCCATATCGGCCAAGGGTTCCAAGACCGCTGGCTATGGCTTTTATTGTGGGTTCCCCGTTATATTTGGGCTGTGCATATTCCATCAAGATACCTCTAGAATGCTGGCGAAGGCATATATTTTACTAGCCGTGTCGCAGTTAAGAATTAGCGTATCGCTGGCCTCCAGTACGAAGGGTCCAGTGAGGGACGTATCTGCGAGAGTTCCTATACTAGCTTTCTCTAGAGTCACCGTAACGGAGGCGGAACTGTCGGTAATCTTTGGGTACACTACAATAGTACCACTATGACTATTATACAAATTTAAGTTCTTTATAATGGCTTCTGTGGCCGCTGGACAGGTGTATATTGTAACATCCCCGGTTGATCCCACTAAAGTAGCCACATTTTTGTACGCAGAGGCCATTTTTACTCCATAAACCAGCTAATAGCTCTGGTATCGTCCTGTCCTGATATAACAGCCGGAATCTCCGTCTTGGTGAGGGCCATTTCCAGATCCCTCATAATTCTTACAAAAACGTCTGGATTGTACTCGTTTGGGACCATGGGCATAGCGTGATCGAGCAATTTAGCCATTACCGCCTCCCATCAGGGCGGATGCCCAGCCGTAGATCGCCCAACGTCCATGTTATATCTGTGGTATCGCTTTCAATTCGGAGAGCAGCCTGTCTCGACCTACTACGCAGAAAGGACTGCTGAGTTGTGGCCTTAACCGCGTTGGTGGAGTTGGTGGACAGGCTGTCTCCAGGGAAATTCCTAGTCTTTATAATGTAGTTTACGGATGCTTCAGCATCACTGCTTGTAATGTCGATATCCGGGATTAACCGTTCAATGAACATAAACTGTTCGCCATCTCCAAGGTCAAAGTCCGCTGACTCTATAAAAGAGGTCATTGTAGAGCCGTCATTATNATCTCCGCTTTCATGGACGTACACAAAGTTTGTGCCGCTGGCTGTTCCGCACCCTCTTGGATTATCGTGTATTCCATAATCTACCCAAGCGGTTCTGGCCAAGGTTCCCAAATCCCATGTATTTTCGGAAAAGTTAAACTTAACATATCTGTCAATTTCCGTAGCGTCTGCGCTTGGATAGAACCAAAACACCTCGTCAAACATTTTGTTGGAAGCCGCAAAGCACTTAAAGCTTTGCTCCAGGTTAATATCGTCAAATACATAGCGTAAAAGAGTGCAGGGAATTACCTGAACACGGCCCGTGTAGACATAAAAGTTTTCACGATCCATCCAAAAGACTTGGTCCCCTACGGTTGTGACCGCGTTTGGCCCTAGAATGGACACGTTATTTGCCAGCATACTCATACCAAAGGTAAAGGGAGGCCCCACAAAGCGCAGGGCATGAAGGGACGTATCCGTCCAGATCAGCATCTCCTGTCGAGTCTTTTGTGCTGATATAATTTCAGAACCAGAAGAAACACGCTGCGAACCAGCGGTATTAGTTGCGGTGGGGGTCCAATCAAAAGGACTTTCTTGGTCAGACCAGCGTACCATAAGCAAATCCTGGTCTGTTTCGTCAATGGGGTTGCATCCAAAGCACACAATATGTCGATCCGCCCCGGAAATCATCAGCCTTCGAGTAATAGTGGGGGCGCCAGAGGCACCTGTCTGCGAAGCAAGTGTGGTGGCCCTGTTAGCAAGCCCTAATGTCTTATCCCAATAGTAAGGAGCTCCGTCAAATACGTTAAAGGCAAGGTCTTCGCCCCAGTTATCCTGGCTCCATAACCGTATATTTGAGCCAGTGCTTGCAGCAGTAGCAGAGGACTCCCCAAACCCTACAAAATCGTTGGCTTCCTTTACCACGGCTCCATCTGCGTGGGAGGCTGCGGTAGTTCCTCTTACTCCCCGCACAACTCCAGCATCTATGGTATTGCTGGATTTTCCTGTATACTGGATTAGTTCGCTATCTATTAAAACAAGCCCAACAAAAGTTATAGTAGCCCCGCTGGAGGAACTGGCCGCTGTTGTTCCATCATCCCCACGGGTAAGCTCTCCAAACACATTTCCTACGTTAGTACCATAGCGTATTTTTTCGCTACCAATAAGAATAGTACCTTTGCTAGGAAAGGTACTGGTATTGGAACCAGCTATGCTAGAACTTGAAGCAGTAAGGTTTGCTGTGGTTGTAGTGGAAGCAGTCTCAAAATCAGTCGCGCTTGTTAGAATAAAAGAGGTATCAGAATCACTTATTCCGCCACTGTCGTTTAGGGTGGTTTGGGAGTACCCTGTAGTTAGACCTCCCCAAAGACCAGCACCAAACCCCGTCCCGGAAACCACTGTACTTAAACCTGTGTTTATTTGATAGGTGGCTACAACCGAAGAACCACCGCCCGTGGTAGATCCAGAGGAAGAAGCCCCAGCGGTGGTTATTGTGTAGCTGTTAGAGTCAATTAACGTAATCTCATGTTCTGTATTTATTTGAGCCGCCGTTATGCCGTCTGTAGTGGTAGCACCACTTAGCGTAACAAAGTCCCCGTTTACAGCGCCATGTGACGGGGCGGTAACAGTTATAGTTCCTGTTCCAGACGTTCCTGTCTTAAGTGGGTTTGCTCCCAGAGTAGTGGTAGCTCGAATGGGAGTAATGTCGTTATAACCACCACCCTCTTCTATATAAAACTTAGTTTCTGTACCCAGGCCCATGTATTTGGAACCATCCAATGCAGCCCATACATGAAGGGAGCGTCCTGTTCCTTGAATTGTATTGCTACTAAGACGTTCCCATCCGCCCATCTTTTCTGGACGGCCTTTTCGGAAACGAACTAGGTCAGAGTTAAACCAACCATTTTCATCTCCGTAAGATGTGGTTTCTCTGTTTACTCCTGGTCTAAAATTTATTTTAGATAAAGGCATTCTATATGTCCTTATCCCCTTGTCCCAATATTTCGGAGAGTTCATCCTCAGTATACGTCTTAACAAGCTGGCTTTGTATCGGGACTATGCAATGCAAACCAGGAAAAGTCTGCCCATTAAAATCCGGGGCCTTTGCAGCAGATACCACCGCTAGTTTCTGCTGCATATGTGAGGCAAAAATCCGTACAAGGGTTACGTTTTCGTTTTCCAAGGAATGATACGCTACCCAGGTAAGAACTGCGCTATCCTTTAAATCTCTATACTTTGCATCCCACTTATATTTAAAAAAACCTGTAATATTTTCTAAGGAACGACCAGCAAATTTACAAGGATGCCCCTGCTGTATTTCCACTCGATCATTGGGAAAAGAAGACACGCTTAACTGATACCTAACATCAACCATCTGGCTGGCAAGAGCTTGCACAGATGTCAGCATAACGATAATAAATATCAACGGGAGCAATCGCATGATGCCCTCCTACTCTTCTAGTTCAGGCCAATCATAAAGAATGCCTGTCTCATTACCTTCCTCATCTTTTGCGAGGAATAGTGCTTCTATCGCGGCAGTATCAGCGGCATTGGTGATCGCAGTTTCCATTGCCGTTGCCTTATCTCGTAAAGCATCTCGATAAGTCTGGATATTGCTTGGGATTGCAGTGCCCTTGTCTGCCTTACGGATAATCGCCCAATCAGTTTGCGCTAGAAGACTACCCTGCTGAGACTTTACCTTGCTGATTAACACAGATTTAACGCCAAGCGTAACAACCCCATCTGTGGTTACATCATTTAGGTTCTTTGCTGTCTTTGTAACTTTGCCAGCAGGGTCCATCGACCACAGATAAGTCGCATCATTTGGGATTGGATCAGGAGTCAACTCCTCAAGACCAGCGGCCTCTTTATCTGCTTTACTCCAAATATGCCAATTTCTTGGGTGCCTTATGCCATTGGCATCCACCCATGAGGAACCCTCTCTGACTAGGTTTCCTGTTGATTTCTCACGCCACATGGTATGTCTCCTTATATCTGTGCGGTAGATGGTGCGATATCTTCACCACCAATTGGCTCTTTGGCAAATGCCATAAAAATATATATGCCGCCACTTGCGTTGAGGTTTGAATCGGTTGTTTTCGCCTTAAATCCATTAGATAATATATCGAATCCCATACCAAAATTAGCAGCATTAGTATTTGCATATAAAGTTTCATGGGCCTCATTATCAGGGCTTCTAGCCGTGTCTTTCAGAACCCAACCACCACTGCTGTCTACTCGTTTAATCATCGCAAAGGCTGGCTTAAATCCACAATAGGCAAAAGCCCCATCTGCATTTCCATTCCCAGTGTACGTCCCAAATTTACTGAACCCTTCTATCTCTGCCCATCCCCATGCCACATACGTTCTACTAGAGCCGTTAATCCCCGGATCACTACCTACTGTAATAGTGGTAGAAGAAGCTGCTGGCATCTGACTTGAAGAACCTTCGGGATAATTATCAAGGTCTAAGTTACCCTTCTCCGTGTAGGCCGATAGTCCTGTCTCCCAGTTATTTATATTATGGTGGTCGTTATTGCTTCGTTGAAAGCACACCCATGTAGCTGGAGTTTGTCCTAAACCATGCCCAAATGTAGTCTCACTTCCTGTGCCAGTATATGTTGAGCAAAAAATCCCTGCGGTAGCATTGGAAAAAGTTGTTGTTGTATTTGTGGCACCAGCAGTATTAGCGGCACCTGAGTTGCCAGCGTTCCAACACCAAGCAACAAAATTCTCACCGCTTGTATTAACAGCGTCTAAACTACCAAGTGTGAATCCATCCGAACCAAATGCCGTTAGCCCCTCACTTTGAGTAGTTTCATCAGACCTATTCGATGGCTCTACTTGTTTAGTTGTTCCCCTTGCAGCATCATATGCAACGTGTTCATCAGTAGAAGACCTATTCTTGATCCACACCATATCTGGCTGCATATCAGAGGTTCCGCTAAACGTAACAGCTTTACCTCCAGAACCTATTGCCGTTCCATTCCCCGCATACGCTACTACCTGAAAATACTCGGAAGGGTCTTTAATTGATGGAGTTGCCATGTTGGCGGTGCAAAGTGCCTTAAAATCTGTGGGTGCGCTATAGTCCCATTTTGCTTCATCAAATCGACACTCATAAAGTGAACTGCCCTCATTACAAACGGCTGGCCCCCAACCTCCTCCAGTACCCCTAGCGGAACTCAGCGTATACGCTGAACCTGTCCCTGTTGCACCAGAGGTAGGATCACCAGAATTTTGCCACGAATTATTCTTTGCAAAATATATCTTTCCATTATCAGCATCCCAAGCAACGCCTATTATATCACCTGTTGTCCAAGTAGCACCGAAAGAGGTTAGTGTGCTGTTTTTGTAGGTGTTTCCATCATACGATCTATAACCTAAACTAACACCTGTCCCAGTTGAATTGTTGCTACCTAGTTCATGGTTTGAACCTACATCATTCTGAGATAGTCCTACTTGGCCGTGGCTTGAACCAGATACCCACTTGACTTCCCAGTACCATTTCCCCGTACTTGGGAACATGGTGCCTAAACATTTATCCTGTGCACCAGCACCATTCGTATAATTCTGCAACCCCTCACTCAAGGTTATGCTCCCATCAAGTTTGTAGTTACCATTCAAGGTGCAATGATTATTTGTTGGGGTATCTGAACTTTGATGCGCGGCGGCTATATTTGTTAGAGAAAAATCATTTCCCTGACCACTATTGTCATCTCCTAAATCTGCACTATCTGCAAAGTCTAAGTGGAACCCACAGGTTCCATACCCACCACCTGTATATTTTTTTGGAACCCAAACCCCTTGATCGTTTGTCTCACCAAAATCTCCTACTGCTTTAGCCGTTCCATCAATCAAGTGGAAGTCTGCCATATACCCATCCCAATAATTGCCACCTTCTTTTCCAATATTTTGAGCATCAGTGTTATTAACATCAAATTCAAAGTCTTGGGCTGGCGCAGTGTCCGTAGTTAACGCAGGAACAGTTCCATTTATATAAACTTTGAATCTTTCACTTGCAGTGCTTTGTGGAGTATCTGCAACAATAAAGAGATGAAACCAAGCTGCAAAATCTCTAGCAACACTAGTCGTTTGCTTATATACGCTACCATCATTTAAGTATAAGTTATTATTACTATCCGACCACCTAAATTCCGTGGAGCCAGCTTTATAAACTACAAGACCTCCACCAGTGCTACTAGCAAGTCTTGTCATTTTTAACCAGACACTCATTGTCCAAGTTTTACGATTTCCGGCCAAACCTGGAGTTCTCGATAGATAAGAACCAGAGGCATAGTCAAACATACAAGACTTATCTATTGAGTAGGTAGTCCCACCACCGCTTCCAAAGTTCTGTGATCCAAATACAGGCATAAACGCTCTCCTAACTAAACGCTAACTGTACTGCACCAAGCTGAATGCTTCCTGATGCTTTAACAAAGTATGGTATAATGTCCACGGCATTGGCGGCTGTACTAAGAGTTATTCCTGCACCACCAGCAGTCTCGTAGTCCGTTCCTAAACTCAGCGTCCTACTACCCGTCCCGTCTTGAATACAGCAGATGATCCCGCTTTGCCCAACCTGTTCTGTAGATGGGTTGGCTAGAGTGACGTTACCAGTAAACGTCAGGACAAAGTTTTGGTTTGCTCCAAAGTCTAACGTGACACTACCCGTGTTACTTGTGTCAGTATCTGTGGTTGCTATTAGGGTTCCAGTTATTGTGGTTCCTACAGCAGAAGTGGCGAGTTTTGCAGAATTGTCGTGGTATAGGGTC